GTGAGGATCGTTCGGATTGATATTCCAATTCGTGCCGGCGAAATCCCGATAGCCGAGATCGGGGCTCTGCCAGATCGCGTCATAGCGCCAGTTCGAGGTCGTATCGCTCTGGTTGCCGCTCGCGCTGGAAACGACCGTTGGATAGCTATCGAACTCATCCGACCAGATCAGTGTCGCAGTTCCACCTTGATACCCAAGGGCGGACCCAACACCGGATGCATTCCCAACGCCGGACACGAAGGTGATCGGGACCGTTGTCTGCGTCTCAACCTTGGCGACGCCTCGATTCGTAAATGTGTTTCCTGATCCTGCCGCCCCAGGAGTAGCACTGTTCCACGTGGTCGTGAACGCATACCATCCGCAGACCTCGGTCGCCAGGGCGCCATCCGTCATGGATGCCTGACCAGTGGTCGTTGCGTCAGTGGAGTTTTGATCGATGACGACGACCAGAGTGTCGCCGGTCGATAGCGTCAATCCCGGATGCGAGACGATGTCGGATACGAGCGCTTGAGCCTGAGCGCCAGCGCGCGGCCCGGTATAGCCCGACGCACCGCCGAACTTCACTTCAATTGGCGCGGCCGTCGTATCGAAACTCGAGCCGGTCCATTTTCCAAACGAGACATTAGAGGCGTCTGAATAGGCACCGTTGCCACTCATATTGCAGACGACTTCAATCGTGAAGCGAAGTTGGCCCGCGCTATTTCCAGTGAGCGTGACGAGGTTTCGATGCGATCCTCTCTCGTTGTTATACCCCCACGATGTAATGGCCGGGTGATAGATGTCGTTGTAGCCAATCATCGTGCCGGCGCCAACGCCGTTCGCGACGCCGTGATCTGTGGCCGTGCCCTTGGCACTGAACGTTGCGCGACCCACCGCGGCCGCGGTCACGGTGCCCCTCGCGTCTCCAAATGCCACGCCCGGTGTGGTCGATCGACCAGCGCCGGTCGCACCGCCGAGGCCGGTCGCGAGCCCCACAGAGTATGTGGGACTTCTCCCGATGGCCGCTCCGACACCTGCGGCAAGACCCAAACTGGCGCCGCCGACCACTGGAGTTAGCAAGGGAGTTCCGTTCGTGCTGTAGACCGGCAACCAACCACTAACGAAATTATTGTTGTAATAAAGAGGAGCTGGTGTGGCTGAGGTAGCGGCCGGACCGCGCATTGAGCCAGAGCCATCATCGCCGTAGACCCGACCATCTCCGCAGCAATCAAGTCCGACCATGAACGGACGGTACTCCGAGATTGTTATCTCATAGCCAAGCTTGGCCGCGAAGTCGATATAGAATTGCCGGGACTGAGCGCCCAGCAATGTCATGCGCTGAATGAGCGCGGTCTGTCTTTGATCGACGGTCTGCGGCGCCGTATAGCACGGGTCTGGCAGACCCCAATTGCGCTCCCAGTCCGGGAGCAACTCGACCGTGGTCCTGGGATCGCTCTCTATCTCCAGGAGGTCCGCCGCCCTGCCGTCCACATAACCCCAATACTCACACAGTCCATCGCTCGTCTGCCACAGCACGCTCCCGATCGCCTTCTTTGGCCATGCCTGCCCGTTCGGGAGCAGGTTGAAGAACGCCTCCCGATAATCGCTGCCTGACCTTCTGACGTGCCTGTCAGTCATAGAGGATCGTCCCCAGCACGGCCATATTGCCAACGGAAGCCATGACGTAATCGGTATCCGTTGCCAGCGTGAACGATATGACCGACGGAGCATTCATGATCGCATAGCTGATCCAAGAGGCATAGATGGTCTGGCCAGGAGCCGCCTTCACTTTCAGCATGTTCTGGATGGAGAGCTCAATCTCCGCCTGGGCCTCCGTGGTGTTCGGAACTAAGTTCTCGATCATGACGTCGATGAATTGCTTGATCGGCGCCACAATGAAGCAATCCTTCACGGTGACCGGTCGCACGGTATCTATGTAGGCCGCTACCGTCGCAATATCCGATGGGGTCGGCCAACCATCATCGCTGGCACGCAGGTCATCCATCAGGAACCGGATGGTCATGGTCCCGATGCCCATCTCGTTCGGGCTCGCCCAGGCCCTCGTCACGCCCGGCACCGCCAGCGCCCACTGCTCGTAGTCGGTCCGGTCTCCTCCCATCGGGGGCTGTTGGATGCGGCGCAGGATGCGTGTGCGAAGCTCGGAGTCGGTCTCCGTGTCCGTGCCACCATCCATGACCACGACGGTCGCCTGCCCGTCCACTCCGGGAGGAGGAACGAGAAACCCTAGAGTATCCTCGGGCTCCAGATTGCCGACGGTGCCAGAGGTGAGCGCAGTGACCGGCACTTGCGTTGGTCCCGACCCAACCACTGTCGTGGCCGTGGTCTGGTACTGGGCCTGCTGGGTCCCTGCACCGAGCAGAGACCCGGCTGGGACCGAGCTCCCGTTTAGCCCGGTAACGGCAATGATCCCGGTGGCCAGCGTGGATTGCTTCCTGCCGGTAGTGCCATCTGAATTAACGAGCCAAATATCGCCGTGCCTGTCCAACCACTCCGTCTCCGCCGTGTCCGGCAGGAGTTGCAGGGAGAGCCAGTCCACGTACTCCAGGGTAAGGAAGCACAGTGCGCCCTGGGTATCGCTCATGACCCGCAGCACGCTGTTCGGGATGGTCGCGTCGCTCCCAGGAAGCGAGCCGTGGATGCTATCCCGGACCAGGCTTCTCACTTCCCTCAGCGTGGGTGTGTTCCAGGGCATTACGGCATAATCCCTTGCCAAAGCATTTGATACATGAGATCGATGGCGACCTTGGGTCCCCTGTAGATGCGGACCACCGCGTTGATTTGTTGCTTGCTGACCCTCATCGAGAGGATTTGATAGCGAGTAGCGATCTTGCGATCTATGAATGGCTGGATGCAGTCTCGAATGTAGTTCATCGCCCAGGCCTGGGTGGATCCAAACCGGCTCTCGAAGCTATCGAGCGCGCTCCTGCGCAGCAGCCAGAGCTTCGTCCCTATCGGCCAAGCGTTCCAGATCACGTCCCCGTCGAAGTCTCCCCACCATCCCTCTCTATCGGTGCTGTCTGGGTCCGGCAGTCTATCGTCTATGTCGGCCAACGCGTTGGTCCCGAGCGCGACCACGACTGCCGTCGCCAGCGCCATGCTGTCATCCAGGTCCCCGGTGGAGAGTAGGGACCAGTCGATCGTGACCGAATACTGCGGGAAGGCTGTATTCTGGACGGTCCTGATATCTACCGGGACGGTAGTCATTTCTTGCCCTTGCTATTGACGCATGGTCCACTGACCGTGACGAGCATGTCGAACGTCCCGCTGCCGGCCTTGCCTCCCAAGTACACGTTGTTATCGCTGTTGACGTGAACGTAGGTGTTGCCGTCGGCCAGCATGAGATGACATTCAGTTCCGCTAACGCGGGTCTTGTCCTTCGTCACGTCGACGAACCTGAAGGTTTTCTGCCCGTCCTTGTACCTGGCCTGCTGGCCATTCTTCTGACCTGCCTGCGAGGAGCCCGAGGACCCTCCGGTGGTATCCAGCAGGCCCGCACCGCTCGAGCTCTGGCTCTGCTGCTGGTCGCTGTCCTCGTCCAGCAAGTGCATTCTCACGGTCTTGTCCCTGGGAGCGGTCCAGAACCCTCCGTCGGTAGACATGTGAAACTGTTGCTTGTCCTGCTTGGTCCGAAACATGGCCGTATCGCCCTTGGCCAGGTTCTGGAGCCTGTGGCGTCGGTCGTCCATATTCCCGAATACGGGAAAGCTCCTGTTGCCTCCCATGAAACTGACGAAGCTCTCGGCGCACGCAGTGATCTTTCCCTTGGCGTCCTTCTCCGCGTCCATCACCACGCTGGTAAAGCCGTAGTTCTGCGGACTCTCTATGGCCTTGCGTGCCTCGTTGGCCATGAAATTGCCGGCGCTCTCCTGCATGAGCTTCGTGTCGTCCACACCGGGGATGGTCGCTCGAGCGCCTCCAGCGACGTAGGCACGGAAGGAAGAATTGGCCGGGGTTGCTCTGTGCATGCTGCACCTTAATCGACTGGAGGAATTTCCTCGCCGGGCTTCGTCGCGTCCGGGAGCTTGTTCGGAATAGAACTATCTGGCACGGATGGGGTGCGTCCATTCGGATCGCCTGGGTTCATCTGCGCGCTGTCCTTCAATGCCCACGGTTGCTTGAGGTCGAGTTGGGTCATCGTCCCATTGTTGTTGTCCTGCGTGAACGTGACCGTCTCTATCTTCATCATCATGTTCATGGGACACATGGGAGAGTAGACGAATACATTATCGCCCGGCCACCACAGGTTCGTGTCATCCCTGAACCAACCCTGCACGGAGACCGTGAGATCGATCTGGGGTCCCTCGTGCCACAGCGCCTCGTTCTTCGCTCGGTCTAAAACCTCCTGGATGTTCTTGACCGGCTGCTCCGATGGCGTGATCAGCAGACTGCCCTTGTAGCCAGTACCGGCCCAACTGCCCTCGAGCTCGCTGGCGCTGACGCCCCAGTTGTCATCGCTCGCAGCGGTCTGAGCAGTAGTCTTGTATTCGTCGTACACATGGTCCTTGTGGAACACGCATTGGCACTTCTTGATGTTCTGCCCCTCGATGAGTTGCGTATTCAGGACAGGCATCTGGTGATCGCCGATCGCCAGGAAATTCCCAAAGCTATCGGACCCGAGAATGATCCCGCGTGGTCTGGCGATCCTCTCCAAGAAATCCCAGATCTGTTCTCCGGGTTGGTTCTGAAGCTTGTCGAACGGAATGCTATTCAGATTGCCTATCGGGATGATCTTTGTATCATACGGACTGACCACTTTCTGCGCGACTTGCATGAACGTCATACCGTCGAAGCTTCCGCTCTTGGTATTGACGCTGCTCCTGGCTATCGGCGCCGTCCAGCTCTTGCCCTGTAGCTCTATCCCATGCTGGTTGGCATCGTATGCGACTTGTCTCGTCTCGATATATCCCTTCAGGATATTCACGTCTCCGAGGTTGACCAACACCGGGGTCCCCGGCATGAACTGGAGCTTGTAAAATGCTCCGACCGGAGTATCGCGCTCAACGCTGGCAAATCTGAAATAGGAAAAGCTATCGTGCCAGCGAAGCTGGACGAAGATGCTTTCCCAGTCCTGGAAGTTGATCCCATTGACGATCAGCGTGGCCTGATCTCTCGGTATCTGAGAATTGGCAGGGCGCGCCGGGATGGTGTACTGGGTAATGGGCGGATCGGTCTTCGTCGTCGTTGGAGGCGAGACGTATAGACGCCCACTCGGTGTTTGAATCGCTCCATTTGCCATCGCTCAATCCTGAAAGTAGTGCATCAGGATCACGAGCACGGCGAGAAAGAAGATCAGCGCGCCGATGAAGTAGGCCAGTTGGCGACGAGTGCGGATCGGTGTCATCATTGAGAGAGTGCCTGACCTGTGGTTGGACAAAACGCTGGATGGATCACCTTGTTCTCTGCTCGTATCTCGTCGTATCTGCTGGCGTCCCCATAGAGCCTCTGGCTGATCACGAGGCTCGGCAGGGGTCTGGCAAATTGGTACGATAGCATGGACGGCAGTGGTCTCGCGGACGAGACGAGAAAATTGACTATCGAGGCCCGCAGCTGGATGATGGCCTCATAGTCCATCGCGTCCATATCGTCGGCCGCCACCTCCTCTGCCTTGTTGAACGGGGCCTGGATTTGGTAGATCAAATTATCCACGTCCTGACGGCTCGTGAATGTCATGTCCGATATGATCTTGCCCTCCTGGGCGAGCGCGAGCTGAATGCCTCGGTCCCTGATCATGGTGGCTCCCAGGGTCGTGGGAGTTTCCACGTCCAGCAATATCCTCACCTCGTCCATCTGAGGGAGAGAGCAGCCGGTCTGCCTGACGAGATCGAAGCAAAGGTCCAAGGGTTGTCCGAGTTGATCGTAGTATAGAAGCGTCCGGGCATTTGCCGCGACGAACCCTATGACAACCTTGGCCTGGATGCCGAGTTGCCCCTTGTCATCGATCGCCAATAGCAGATTGGCCAGCAAGCGCTGGACGATCCCCTCTGCCTCTATCGCGTCTGGCTTCTGCATTACTGTCCCCAATTTCCAAATCGATCATTGAACGTGGCGTTCTCTGCGGGAGGGTCCGGCCCAGCCATGCCGGACTTAGCCTGGGCCCTCAGCGTATCCGCTGCCGTGTTCAGGGCCGTGCTCGTGTTCGCGGACGGAGTTAGATACTGCGGTGGCAAGCCAAACTCAGCAAACTCTATGTCGAACGTGCAGTAGCCACCGAACCTCTCCTCCTCGGAGAGCCTGTACCTCGTTACGACCACGTTCTCGGATGGACGCGTAGAAAAGACCAGGGTGCCTGGACCGGCCTGCTCTAGCGCAGTAACAAGAGCGTCGCGAGTAACCCGATAATCCACGTTATATAGGCCGTCCAGAAAAGGACCCTGCTGAGTAAATGGGTGCGTGATGCAGTAGGCCCGAATAGTGAAAGTCTTTGCTCTGCGGCCCATGTCCTCGGCATACGGTAATTCCTTCTTTGGAAATTCATGTTGGACTATTCTGCGACCGTTGTCCCTGCTGTTCGCCTCGCAGAAGAACGGCGCATTCCGGAACGAGGCCGTGACCCAGGCATCTCTGAACGGAAGGTGTATGTCCTTGATCGTGGCCATCAGTCGGCCTCGATTGCTCTAGGACCCGTCGATGCCGGCTGCATCTGGGTGCTGCGCTCCGGGGAAGTGGGCTTGAACAATCGCTCGCTGCCCAACGTGGCATCGGAGCCCGATCCACCTCCTATGTTCACTGCCACCTTTCCGGTCGCATCCACCTTCACGGTCTTGACGCTCCTGCGATCGACCATATTCCTGGCCTCATCCGAGCTCGTTTTGGCGAGCGCAGAGGTACGCGCCTCGCGCCACTGCTCATCGGTCAGATGATACGGCTCTGAAGATTTTGTTTCATAACGAGACATCGCCTTGAGGAATTTGAGACCATCTTCAGACGCGAGAAATTCAGGAGTGATCTTCGTGTTACGAGAAATACCAGTCATGCCCTCGATGATCGGTGCATAGCTCTCACCGTGACCAACCCACGTGCCTATCAAATCCTGCATCGTCTTGCCGCTGTACAGCGGACTGTTCGCCATCTTCCTGATGGCCGCGGCCGCACCGGCTTGTTTGCTTGGAAAGACCGACGGGGTATCGAACTGCGTGATTTGCTTACCGGGCAAACCACCTTGCCCCTTGGCGTAGCGGTCATACCACATATTGAATGGATTGTTGAACCGCTCACCCGCGGCACGAGACTTATCGGAGAGCTCGCTTTCGGTCGGATAGGTGCCGGGGAAAGTTTTACCTGGAGTGAATTTATCTCCGCCGCCGCCCGGCACCGTTATCGGCGCCGTTCCACCAGACAGGCCTCGACCACCTCCAAATATGTCTCCACCGCCCCCAGACATTGAAGGACCCACGCTCGGTTGATTTCCACGACCGTCGCTTGAAGGACTACTAGTGTCGCCAACAGCACGCTTTGTTCCGTCTGAGGCGTCAGCGGACGCCACTCTTGCGTTTGAACTAGCTTGAGCTCCACCACCGCCGCCTCCTCCTGCCCCACTGCCCACACCGCCTCCTCCAACACCTAATTGCTGGGCGGCGAGATAATCGTTCAACCTCTTTAATTGTCCCGTATTGTCCTTCATCGTGTCCGTGTGGGTCTCGGCGTCGTCGGACATGGAGGACATGAGGTGCGAGGCCCTGCCCTCTGCTCCCTCAGCAGGAGGCAGATTTCCAGCGCCGAGTTGATCGGCCATGCTCTTGCCGGTTTGATCCTGCACCGGGGGCTTTGCATGCAATCTGTCGTATAGTTCTTTCGCTATCCTGACTGGGATCATCTGCGGGTTCAGTGCCAGCGATCCGACGTCTGCCGCCGCTCCTGCAACCTTGCCTGTGATCGGTTGGTTCCATAATTCATGCAGCGTCTTGGTCAGAGTGATCGCGAGCTGAAGGCCCTGAACGAGGATGCCGTCCGGCGAGAGCGCGGACGTCTTGATCTCGTCCATCCAATCTTCCCACTCGTGCTTCAGATCTTTAACCCCCTTGTGCCACTCGGCGGTAGCCTTCGTCCTCTGATCCATCCTCTCTATTTCTTCTTGGCTCGTCTCCTGCAAGTGCTTGATCAGCGCAAACGTGGGATCGATCCCCCACGCTTCCAGAAACTTCTTTGTGAACTCTGTCGCGTCAGTTATGTTATTGTTGGTATCCTTCATTCGCTCGTTAAATACGGTCTGGGACTGGGCGAGCGCCTCGTTCATTCTGGATGCCTGGGTGCGCTGCGCGAGCACGCTCTGGATGGAGGCCTCCATCTCGTTGTTAAACCTGCCAGCGGACTGCACGAGCGCGAGGTGCTCCTTGCTGCCTCGAATGCCCATCTTGGCGTAGGCCTCGTTGAACCTGGATACATTCGCATCGGTTATGTCCGCCGTTACTCCGATCCGATCCAACTGCTCCTCGATGTTCTTGAGGACGGCAGGGTGAACGCCCATAACCCTGGCCCTGTTGTTGAGGTCCGTTATCTTCGCGGAAAATTCATTCAGGCCCTTGATGCCCTCGGTCAATATCAAACCAAATCCCGCGACCGCTGCACCAGCAATACCGAACTTTCCAATGAAGCTCAGCATCGCCTTCTCGCCGCTGACGGTGAGCTCGCTCAGCTCCTTTATTTGTTTGGCCAGCTCGTTGTGGCTTCTCTTGAACCTCTCCACGTTGCCGGCGGTCGCACCGCTTCCTAGCTGGGCGAACTGGGCACGCAACGCGGCAATGCCGGCGGACGCATTATCCGTCAGCGTGATTACGAGCCGTAGTTCCTCAACCTCGGTAGGCATCAATCACCCATCGGCATCGTTCTATTCGTCTCGGTCTTGTTGAAGGCTCCCCCGCCCTCAACCTTTACTTCGGCGCCTCGAGGCGCGTTGACCTCTGCGCTCAGCTTTCCACTGACGTCCACCTTGACCGTCCTCACGCTCTTGACACCGGATTGATCGACGGCCGTCCTGTCTGCGGCCTGATCCCAATCGGGTCTCCTCAGCGTCATGCCAGAGGCACTTCTCCAGTTATACGAAACTCCTCCCTGCCCGGAGATCGTGCCGCCCTGGTTGCCACCGATGACCTGATACTCAGTGCCTCCTGGTCCTTGTCTCGTCTCGCCAGTGAGCATGGCGACGTGGTGGGGCCAGACCGCAATGTCACCGGTCTGAACTGGACCCTTCACGCCCTTGCCGTACTTGTAGAAGCTCGCAGCGGCCAGGCTCCCGGTCCCCTTCATGCCGGCGTCTGCCAAGGAGGCATTCACGAACGCCGCACACCACGCGGTGGTCCTGGGACTGATCTTAATTCCCTTCTTGGCAAACCACGCCGATAGCTTGCCCTCATCCCTGATCTCATCCTCGTTTAGATGCTGTCTGGCGATCGCGAGCGCCGCGGCTGGTCCCACCTCTCCTGTCCCAGCGCCGCTGGCTTCCGTAGGGGCCGTACTATCCGTGCTGCCTGCAGCGGCCCCGCCGCCCTTTCCCGACCCAGGATGGCTCTCTCCGGCGCCGTCTCCAGTGCCTGGGCCAACTCTGCTCCCGTTCGGCGCGCCCCAGGTCCCCGTGGCGCCACCGCCCCCAAACCCCGGCAGACCGCCTAGACCCCTCAGCTCTGCCTGACCCTGGTCCAGCAACCTGAAATTATCATTCAGTTTCTTGGTCTCTGCCGTATTCTTTTCGATGGCGCTGAGATAGTCGTCTCCTTGTCGGAGACTTTCGTCGACTTGTCTGCGGTCCTCGATGTTGTTGGACCTTCGCATCCACTCCCAACCGCGGCCAATGCCTGGAATTTGATCGCTTCCAGCCGCTGCGCCTCCAGCCATATCAGACATAAATCGAGCCGGCCGTGATCCAGCTCCATTCTCTTGACCAGCAGGCCAATTTCCAAATCGATCATTGAACGGAGCCGCCGGAGCAGGCCAATTGCCATAGCGTTCGTCGAAGCTCGGTTTAATTTGTATATAATCTAACCAATCCTTCGCTTGCTTGGTCGTTGGTATGTGCTGACTTGCGGAGCTCAATCCCTTCAAGATGACGTACGGAGGGAGACCTTCCAAGAGACCCTTCGAGACCTCTTCCAATTTCGTCAACCACGGAGGAGGGTCTTTCCATAACTCGTGCAATTCCCTGACGAGACGCACGGCCAGGCTCAGGCCCCTCACGATCATGCCATCGGCGGACAGCATGCTCGTCTTCATGTCGTCGGAAAATTCCTCCCACTCCTGGGAGAGCTTGGTGACCTGATCCTTGTACCTAGAGGTCGCTGCCTCTCTGGCCGCGAACCGCTTCTTCTCTTCCTCGGTGACGTTGTGGATATTTCGCAGGACCTTGAGCGCCGGATCGAGCCCCCACATCTTTAGGAAATCATTCTCGAGCTTGTTCGCGTCGTCCAGATTTCCGTCGGTCTCCTTCAGTCTATTTTCGTATACGTTCTGGGCCTGGATGAGCACCTCGTGGAGTTGATCGGACTTGGTCGTCTGCTCCTCGATCTTCTCGATGCTGACTTCCATCTCGTGACCGAACGCGCCGGCGGCCTGGATCATCTCCAGTCTCTTGCTTCCTCCTATCCTGTTTATCTCGGCCAGCGTGTTGGAAAAGCCAGCCATGCTCTGCTCGACCACTCCGGCGGAGACGCCGAGCCGCTCGTACTGCTCTATGATACTCTTCAGCTCCGCGGGGTTCATGCCGATGACCTTGGCCTTGTTGGTCAGGTCAACAATCTTATCTGAAAACTCCTTCAGGCTAGAGAGACCCACGACGAGCGTGCCAGCGAAGCCCGCGAAGGCCGCACCGGCCGCTCCAAATTTTCCAATGTATCCTACCAGCGCCTCGCCGCCACCCACGGCCAGCTCTGCCAGCTCCTTGACTTTCTTGGCGAGCTCCTCCTGCTCCTCCTTCAGTTTATCCATCGCGGCCTTGCCGGAGCCGGACTGGAAATCCTTCAGCTCATCCTTGAGTCGAGCGATGCCGAGCCCCGCCTCGTTGAGCAGAGCGACCCGAAGCTGAAGCTCTTGTAGCTCGGTTGGCATTTATTCTCCCGACTCTTGCGCACGCGTTCTCTCGAGCTGAGCAGTTCTGTGGAGGTGAAGCTGAACCTCGGTCAGCGTCATTTCCAGGAATGTGCGGGGATCGAGATGATAGTAACTAGCCAACCGATAGCAGTCTATGATCATACTGTCGTCTATGACAGTCGTCACCACGCCCGCAGATCGGGTAAAAAAAATTTGCGTAAACGATACGCACAGCTATTCCAATCGCGCGGGTCCATTGCCTCGAGCAGGGGAGGCAAGATGCCGCATAGAGCGCCCATGATGTAGGTCATCTTGCGCTCCTCGATGATGATCTCACCATCCCAGAGCATGCGGGTTGGATTTCCGATCCGATTGATTTCTGCCGCGCGAGGTTCTCTGAAGGTCAAACTATTGACCATCTCTCCCTTGTCGTTCTTGATCGGCCTATAGAGAAGCTCGACCGTGATCGGCCAATTCTCCGCGCTCTCCGCCACGCTCTTGCGGACCTGGTCCGCCTCGCTGATCGGAGGCTCGATCACCGGGGCTTGGGTTTCTTTTTGGAGGGGGAGCGGAGCTTGCGGCGCCGCGGACTGCGGCGATTCGAGTGGCGGAGAGGCTTCTTGGGGTACGAACCCTTCTTTGAACCGCGCTCCGCCATTTGTCTTGTTCGTTTCCGTTGACATGTTGTTTCCTTATGCGATCGAAATCTCCTGGCAGGCCAGGCCCTCCCAGCGGACCCTGACCTGGCCGTCTCGAGTATTGTTCTCGAAGCCGGCCTTGCAGGTCCCACCGGTCAATGTGTATTGCATCCCGTTGGCCAGTTGGGCTACGACGGTCACATCCGTTTCCGCCTCGAGGTCCTCCAGCAGGAGACCCGGCACGGTGGACAGGTCTCCCTCTATGTAAGGCACTCGAGGCAATTCTTGATAGCCATGCACCCCGTCTTGTCCTGCGATCATGGTGCGCTCTACCGCGCTTGGACTGACGGTGAAATTGCCGCGGAGGGCCAACTGCGTACCGTCCACGGTCAGGAAGGCGATCCCAGCGAAGCGCTGTGCCATAGTCTATTCTCCTCTCAGTGTGCGCCGGATGAGGCTTGGAACGGTCCAGTGGTTTGGCCCATGATCTCGGTGTCGATGCCTCGATCATACTGGAGCCTGAACTGGGCCAGCACCGCGAAGATGCGGAGCTGATTGATCAGGTCCGGCGGATAGAGCACATTGACCCGGTTGGGATCATTCGGATCGCGCTCCACGATCAGGTTGGCCTTGAACGCCTTGAGGTTCTCGACCAAACCGTTCCACATATCCAGCTGATACTCGTTGACGAGCTCAGCCTTGATGATGCCCGGGGTCACGATCGCCTGGCCTGGACCGAACTTGGTCCCGTCGTCCGCCAGCTTGTGCCGAGGGAATTTGGACGTGATGGCATACTTCTGGTTTCGCAGAAGCTTCGCGAGCGTGGCCAAAGTGGTCACGAGCTCGTATGCGTCATCTCCCTGCCCATAGAGGTTGAGCTGATAGGTCGTCTGCTCCCTCAGGATCATCGGCTGACCATCGGTCCCTTGCTCTTGGATCGCCATGCCGTTGGAGGCCAAGCTGTTCACCTCCGGGAAGTTGAACTGATCCTGCAGCGGACAGCCCTTGATGTTGTTCAGGGAGAGGGTCTGCAGCGGTCTCGCGGGATCGTTGATCAAGGCGCGCTGGGCCTTGGCCGTATAGGCCGCGCAGGCCTCCGGCATCGAGGATGCGGTCGTCGGCTCCCAGGCCATGATCGAGGTCACGCCGCTATTCCTCGTGTCACCGAACGCGAGCAGCGCGGCATAGGTCCCTCGCTTGGCGCTGAAGATGTGGCCGAACTGCTGGCGCTGCCATCCCCACCGACCCTGATCGGTGAAGCCATACTCCGTCTCCCACGCTGCCAGCGTGGTACTGTCATTGTACGGCAATGCAACGTATTCAAAATTCTTCGTCTGGATATTGCTGATCGCGTTCGTGAACACAGGCACGCCGACCCCGCCGGTCAAGAGACCCGTTGCAGGGAGAGTGATGCCAAGTCCAACCGGCGTCGTCTCCGATCCAACCGCACCGTAGTAATTCAGTTGGACTGTAATTTCGTTTCCGTTGACACCCTTGTTGAGACAGAGCAACGTGACGACGCCGACGGCCGCGGTCGCAGAGACCGGGAGCGCCGGGGCTTGAATGCCGAGCGTGTAGTTATTGATCGCACTGGCAATAGCTGCTGCGATCGTGGTCGGCGTATCGGTCGTCATGACATTCACCGGAACTGGGGTCCCAGCGATGTACAGGTGGATCGTCCCGGCTGCGGTCGGTGGAGCCGTGATTGTTATGGTACCGGTGGCCGCCGTGCCTGCTGCGGGCTCTATCACCGGGAGGCCCCAGACCTCGTTGGCAAAGTTGTTGGCGAAGAAGGCCTGGAACATTCTGGACAGTTCCGAGCCAGGACCGAAGTGCTTGTCGGCCTGGGCCTGACTTCCAATCGGAATTGGAATATCTGCCACGGCGTCTCCACCGGTGGACTTGATGCCGACCATCAATGCCTTCAGATTGATCGTCGTCAGCCCGGCCATAGATGGGTCGACCTCAACCCAGTAGAGAGGCACCTTGATATTTGCAGGAATGTTGGCAAAACTGATCGGCATAGTCGTTTACTCCTCGCTGGTGTGCGACTTGTTGGCGTGGCGACCGTGAGGCTTCTCCTCGTGAGGCTTCTCCTCACCCTCACCGTTCTTATTCTTTTCCTCCTCGATCAATTTGATCGAGCCCTCCTTCAGCCTCCTGAAGGTGAAGGTGTCGTTGGGCCACTCAATGGGTCCCTCGGCTCGAAAACCTCCAGCGGTAGGATGCTTCAGCAGCCGGCGCATATCGTCATCGGCGGGCTCCACGCGGACGCCTGGGACCCTGTTGATATCCGCGACCTTCTTGATGCGAGCCTCCATGCGCTCACTCGGGGTCGGCATTTTCGTGTTCACGTCAACCATGGCTAACTCCTCCTCGCCTCTCTTAGAACATTGAGCATGTACTTCACGGAGACTTGCTGACGCTGATCCATCTCCGCCTGAGTGTCTCCGGGTTTGACCCCAGTGCTAACGTCGATCTCATCCAGAGTATCTGTGATATCTGGATACCACTCACTTCGATTGAAACAACTCACCTCATACTGTAGTTCTGCGAACGGCGTCTCGTTGTTCAATCCGGTGGATCCAAATACGTGCTTCCTCGATCCCCTGACGACGCTCTCTATCCCCACGCCCTCTGGATTATTGTTATTCAGAACGTTCATCAATTTGATATCGGTCCACAAAAGGCTCATTATCTTCAGATAGTCCGCGTCTATCCGGCGCTCGAGCGCCGCCTGATCGCTGTTGACCTCGACCACGGAGAACCCTATACGAGAAGTATGGTTGAACCGGATGCATCCGGCGTTTCCATCCCCATCGGGCACCATGAGCTCATCGACGATATAGACGCCGAGATAAGGGATGAGCCCAGTCTGAACCGGGAGCATCTTCGTCTTGCGGAAAGTATAGCCAGCAAAATACGGATCGGCGGTCACGATGTTGTACATCGCGTCTCGAATATCCAAGGTGAAAGTTTGGCTCTCAACGATCATACCAACCTCTTCAATACGAGTGTTACCTCGCCTCCTCCATTATTCCATACATCCGTGATCTCGAACGATCCCAAATCTGGAAGTCCGGAGATGGGCTCCGCCGGGATATCGATGATGTCTCCTTGTACCGGAAGCAAAGGAAAGTCGCCGGTTCTGATATCGAGGATGGTGTCTTGATCGGACAGGATGCTTCCATCCTCCAGCATCACGTTCAGCGACCTCGTGTCATAGATGCCGGTCCTCGTGCCCGTGAACGAATTGCCAGCAGAAGAAGAGAAGTTAACTGGTCTGCCGAACACCGTTTGGCACGGGCTATAGACCAGGGTTGACATATTTATCGCCATGTCAGCTCCTTCGCCATCAATGCATCCATTCGCTCGCAGAGCTTCACGAACAATTCCTCCCTCAGGATGGGTCTATGCGTTCCCTTCCTCACGGGACCGAATACCGGACGACCAGCCTTCCTGCGGGCCCTCATAATCGAGTTGATTTTTTTCTGATTGTTTTCCAACCATGGCCTGCCTCTAGGCCATATTTCCGTTGTGACCGCATTGCCCTCTTTCTCAGTATTGGGATAGTGGCGATGCATGTCCTCAACCTGCCATGCGGTCAACTCATCGGCCATCTTGTCCGGAAATTGCTCGAGCTTCTCGGTCATCTTCTCCAGACGAGCAATCAAACCGCTCACGTCTAAAGAGATGACCAGCATCAGACTTCCAACCTAATATAATGCATGAGCAGATTGTTGGCCGCTCCACCCAGCAGACCCGACATTGCGGAGCCGGAGAACAGGGCCTTGTTCGCCATCGTTGTGTTATCGAAGTACATCACCCTGCTTTCTTTGTGCGATATGCTTCTGATCCCGCTCACGGCCAATCGGTTCATGAGCGCCTGACCTTCTCTGACCATCAGGATGGTGGCCTGCTTGAGCGCTGGAGGAGCCCCCTCTGGCAACTCGTAGCCACCGGAGTACGTCACTGAGATCGGTTCAGAGTTGGTCCCTAGAAATTCAATCTTGCCAGACTTTGCCTCGACGGCGTAGGTGGTCGGATCGAGCGGAGTTCCAGTGGGGCTCTCTATGAAAATTCCAGCATCGGTATCGATCGGGTAGTGGCTCAAGAACAAGCGCTTCATTGAATTCGTGTCATCATAGTTCACGCATCGCCAAATCTCCGAGACCTCCTCGTAGGCGAACACCCTATTGCAGAGGGTGGCAACCACGTCGGAGTATTGGCTGATGTAGGTTTGAAGCAACTCATCCTGGCTGGTATCCGTGGTCGGGATACCCATCATCAGCTTCACCTCATCGAGCGTGATGAGATCGTACGTGTCCGATGGAGTAATGATCTTGACGATCCTATCAGCCACGTCCACTCTCCTCGTTGTATTGCTCGAATAGATCGCGCATGCGGATCGGCTCCGCCTCCGTGCCGTCGGACAGGATCGGAGTAATCATGTAGGACGCGCGATCTATCTTCCACATCAGGAAGCTCGATCCGTCCTTGCCGGGCATTCCTCCAGGACCTCGCTCGCCCTTCTCTCCTGGCTCCCCACGCTCTCCCTTTATGCCCGGCTTGCCCGGCTTGCCGGCGCTCGCGATCAACTGCCAGCCATCTCCTGGGCAAGGTCCTGGCTCATCGCACTTGGCAATGAAGCTAGAGCCGTTCAGCGCAACGATATTGAGAAAGCGATATGCACCAGTCTCGTTGTAGGTCCCCTTGATCAAGGGAGTTGATGCACTACGGCCAGCGGCGGCGACACAGCCCCAATCCTCATGGGGAGGGACTGCGGCCGTGTCGCACTTTGCTTGGTATGTGCTGCCGTGATGCATAACCAGGTCGCCTCGGTAGTTGACGCGACCATCGACGAAGCTCCCGACCTCTCTCAGGAGCCCCGTCGCCCCATCTTTACCGGGCTCGCCGGCCTTACCTTCGAGCCCTTGTTCGCCCTTTTCGCCTCGATCGCCCTGTTCGCCGCGACCACCTTGTTCGCCTTTTTCGCCTTTCTCGCCATCTTTTCCTCCAACTCCTCTCTCGCCTTGCTCACCACGTTCACCCTGGGGACCAGGATCACCCTTCTCGCCGAGCTTCCCTTCGGGCCCCTGGGCACCAGGATCGCCATCTGTCCCGCGATCGCCCGGACTACCTCTTTCACCAGGGTCGCCCTTTTCACCGCGCTCACCGGGCTCGCCCTTCCCGTCGAGGCCTCGCTCGCCCTGCTGGCCCTGCTCGCCTCGATCTCCAGGCTCGCCCTTCTCTCCGCGCTCGCCCGGTTCTCCGCGTCCACCTGGCTCACCCTGCTTACCTGGTTCACCTGGCTCTCCGCGCTCTCCGAGCTCGCCCTTCTCTCCGCGTTCTCCTGGGCCACCTTGCTCTCCCTTTTCTCCTTGCTCACCCCGTAGACCTAGATCGCCCTTCTCGCCCATCGGTCCGGGGTCGCCCTTCTCTCCCTTCTCTCCAGGGGGTCCGGCAGCACCGGGCAGGCCGGGCGGGCCAATGCTGCCGTCTCTCAGTTCCGCGAGGCGAACGCTGATCCGTTCCTCCATGGAGCAGAACATCGTGACGATCTGAACTTCCAGTCTGGAGACAATTGCGGAAGATTGCGCCTCCATCAATTTATATTGGCGCTCCCAGTCCAGCGTTGCCTTATCGAGCGTCTCAGCTAACGCTATCCTCCACGCATCAAGAAGGATTTCTTCGCTGTCTTCCGACTTGCTCGGTGAGCCTAAGAAGGTTCCTAACTTCCCGTTGGATGCTGTCATGGCTGACCTTCTCTGGCGGCGGTCCGTCGCTCGGTTTTGCGTCTTGGGGTCCCGCGGCAGGGGGAGCGGCGGGAGCCGCAGGAATTTTATCGGCGGCGCTCAGCGGGACGACTTGCTGCTGCACGCGAGGCTCATCTCCGAATGGAACGGAGTCGAGGCTCTCCGAATTGCGGGCCTCGTTGGGTGCATAGATGCCGCCCTGAACTCCTCGAGCGAGCGCCTCTATGCGGTCCTTCAGGGCAGAGCGCAGGAGCACCGCGGTATCGAACTCGACGTACTCGTCCGGCTGACCCTTGAGCTGGAAAAGATTGCCGATCGCCTCCTCAACGTGGTTGAGGCAAAAGCCCAAACCCATGGCGATCCAGCTCTGCATCAGCAATTCGGTGGAAGCATACGGGGCGCCGCCGAGCCCGAGGATTTGCAGCGGGACCCTGAACGCGAGCGCGATGTGCTCGTTCGAGAGCTTGAGCATTTCTGCCGTGGCCGCATCCTTGCCGGCGACGGCCCATGGCTGAACCTTCAATCCTGCGGTCAGTATGGGAGTGCCACCCTGGTTGAGCCCCTTCACCTGCTCGTTCCATCTATCCCGCAGGGCCTGGACCTGATCCTTATCGAGCACGAGGTCGGTGGACAAGACCGCAGATGGTCTCGCCTCATTCATATAGAACGACATTTGTTGCTTGGCTATGGCCTCTGATACTCCGATGTCCCCATAGGTGGAGACGATCGGGCTCTCACCAACCAAGGGGATCGGGTAGCGACGCTTGATGTGGAGCCGAATGTGGAGCACGTCGCGCGCTGGCACGACGAGATACTCCTCGTCCAACTGCTTTGCGATCACATCGTTGCCGCCGAGCCAATAGAATATCTCCCCACCCACGGCCAAGCGAGGGTAGGAGACATCGGGGTTCATGATGTGGAGTTCTGAGATTTCATATCTATCGTTGCGCAGGGCCAATGCATAGGCATTGCCGTTTAGATAAACGTGGCGCACGATGTTCAGCATGAAGTCGCTGATCGACTGGTAGGCATTGGGGTATCGCAGGATGCGGGCGAGCGCAGAGGTCTTGACCCTGTCTCGCCCGCCCTTCGAATTACCACGCCAGTGATCTCCAGGGCACATGGCGACGGTCTGCGCGTAGGCAGATACGCAGGCCTCCACCATGGCCGAGCACGTAGAGGCATACAGGGGGTTGTAACCCTCCTGCCACCAATTGATCGCCGCACCATTGGGCAACCATCCGCCGGTGATGGGCAGATGGTACGGCCCTGGACGAACGCTGCCCTCGACTGCCTTTAGGACAGACCTCAGGGTACTGGCGATCAGAGCACGCATTCAGATTTACTCGTGCTTGGTTTTGCCGGCCGTTTGCTCTTTGGTCTGATAGTTTTGCGCCCTGCTGTGGGGCGCGGCCTCCATGCTCTTGTTGTGGAGGGGATCATTCGGATCGGGATCACTCCCATCGGGATCGTGCTCGATGATGTGGGCACCGAGCATGGCCATGTCATTCTCCTCCTGGGTAGGAGTAGGCCTACCCTTGGAGCGAGATGCATAATCAGCCCTGGACTTGTCAGAGACCCTACGCTCGGTTTCGAGAACCCTCTTGGCATTCTCGGTCATTTCATTTTCCGCATACTTGGTCATTCAATCTCTCCTTAAGGGGGTTAGTACGCCAAGGGAAACTCCCCATGGCGTACTTGGTTTCTACCAGGTGACGTTCTGGACCCAGGCGACCGTGCCCGCGCGACGCTGCGTCCAGTTCAGGGGCAACACCATCCTCAGGGCAAGGCTGTCCGTCTGGAACAGAGAGCGCTGCGGAGAAGCCACCGTGCCCGGAGAGCCAGTGCCGACCAGCTCCAAGGGTGCGGTATCCTCCATGTGGAGCGTGGCCTGATCGGACATCTCCATTCGAGGAGCGTCACCGCCGATCACCACGAAGTCGGCAGCGTCCACCAAGATCATCGTTTTTGCGGGAATGGTCGCGCTATCGATGAACGGGATGGTGGCCAGAGACCCGCCGCGAATTTCCTCGCGGAACGGGAAGATACCGGTATTCGCCGCAGTGAGCAGGGACGCGCGGAGCATGTCGGTCTGGTTGACGAGCCAGACCAAATTCCGCACGTTGCCGAAAGTATTCGTGCTGATCGCATTGATCATATTGACCAGATCGCCGATCAGAGCAGCAATCGCACCATTCGTGATCGCCGTCGCAGTCTGCGCGGCCACGCCATTGAGCAGGCCCGCGGGCCTGATCGTGGTGGCCGGATTGGCGTCGATCAGAACGCTGTCGATCGCAACGCTGGTATCCTGTTGGATGGCTTCCCTGAGCAGGCCCTCAATCGCCGGGATGGAGTGCTCGTCCATCTCCCGCGTCCAGGTCGTGATCACTGCCATCTTCTTCGGAGTAAGCGTCTGGCTGGTGAACGCTCCCTGCCTGACTGGAATAGCCAGACCCTCACCGACGAACGAGCCAGCGAGGCTGGGCGTGCGCGAGCGTGTGGGAATGACGATCCTGCCGGCGCTCCCAAAGCTCAAGGCCAATCCCCTAGGCGCGAGCCGAGTGAGAATTGCATTGGGCATGAGCAGCGGCATCAGGGCAGTATAGGTGGTCTGCGCGAGCTCCTGGGCCCAACCCGCGACCGTAGTCAGGGCAGGAGCAGAGGCGGCACGAAGCACGATATCGGCCACAATCTTGGTGGCCTCATCCTTGTACTCCGGGTGGCGCTCTCCGATCTTTGCCCTCGCGGCCTCGAGCGTGCTACCGGCTGCCTTGGCGAAATATACCAAGGTACTGGCCTTGACGAACAGTTCGAGCACGTCGAAGCTGTCCTTCTTTCGGTTCAGGATTACCGCCGGGGCCGCCGGGTCCTCCTTGTGATCCTTATGGATCACGGTCGTGGAGAGAGCACGAGAGCCCTCCGGACCGGTGGTCTTGGCCAAGAGTTTCTCGCTGGCGATCAGGGCCTCGCGGGTCTTTTCCAACTGGCAAATATCCGCGTTCAGCTTCGAGGTCGTCTCGAGGTCCGTATTGCTCACATTGCTGTCGTCCATCTTGCCAATGTGATCTTCGAGGTTCTCACGCTTGGAAGTGATTGCGGCCTCCAAGTCGATAATGCGCTGTGCTAGGCTAGACATATGTCTGCCCTTTCCGTTTCGATTATTATTTCTGGCGTGCCCGCCGTTGAGCCCTCGATGCCTGACCCGATCTCCATTGCCTTGCCCGGCGAAGATCATGCCGATAGTCTCGGGTGAAATATTCAAGCTCTTGGCCACAGCCAGTGCGTTCGGGTTCGCCGGAACGGCCACCACGCTGCATTCAACGAGCTCACTCTTCGTGTAGATAGAGCCCCAATCGGTGCCCTCTCTCCTCTTGGTCTCTATCGGTTTGAAACCAACGGAGACTGCCTTCAGGATGCCGGCGTCAACCAGCCTCCTAATCTCATCGATCCTGGGGCTCGTGCCCTCCGGCGCCATCTCTAGATTGGCCCTCAGGCTCTTGCTCTCCACGCGGATATTCTTCCACGTCCCTATCGGGAAGTCAGAACGATGACCAAATAGCGCGATCGGGTTTCTCTTGAAATCCTTAAAATCCCAACCGTCGCTCATAATGATATCATCGAGACGATCAGGGGTCTCGTCGGACAGGATAAACTCCATCCCGCCTATGCTGCCCTCGTGGGTCTTGACCTTGAGGCCGCTCGCGCCTCGATCATCCCAGAGCATTTGGCAGACGTCCTCGTTGCCTATCTCGTCCACGCAATCGCTGATGAACTCATCCAACTCATCATCGTCGTATTCGCTCGGGTCGGGCACTTGCTTGGCCATATCCATCTGCTATCTCCTCATAAAGGCCAGCCAAGAGTTTTTTACGCTCACTATCGGCCAGCCCTGCTCGTGGAGGCTCCTTAGTGCCTCGGTGACTTCCACCCCCGGATTTTGATAATCGTGCCAGACTATGATGCCGCCTTCCCTGACCAAGTCTCTCGCTATCAGACTCTCGTGGATCACGGCCCTGAAACTATGGTCACCGTCTATAAATACCGCGTCGCATGGCTCTAATTCTTTCGTGGACAGGAATTGCGTTGGTCTGGTCAAGAGATAGAAGCGATCATCTTCAGCGTAACGCCCAGCCTCGTATGGGACCTCGGACAGTTGACATGCCAGAGTCGTTTTATAATCGGGCCACACATCTATGCCGATGTATCTTTCCAGCGTGGGCACGTTCTCCAGGACCTGCTTGGCCGTGATCCCCAGGTTGCATCCGAACTCAATCATTACCCTCGGCTCAACGCTCTTGACCAAGTCGACTAGAATCGAGCACTCCGTGGCACCGAGATAGTGGGAGAAATGTCCGGCCAAAATAGGAGGTGTTATGGTCTCGGTTCTCATCTCTGTGCCAGCGCGCTCGCCCAATCGTTCGTCTTCGTCTGCCTCAGCAATTCAACGTTGTCGTACCACCTTGCCGTCCACCTCCAGCTCGCCCAATTCGATAGGAGCCCATAGACGGTCGAGTGACCTATGGCGCCGGCCAAGTGCAGGGCCGCCGTGTCGACGCTGATGATCTCATCCATGCAGCACATCAACGCCGCGCAATCCTCGAAGTCTTTGAAGTCGTGCGTGTTGACGCCGCACGCGTTGGCCTGCTCGACGTCCTGACGCTGGACGCTGTGAAGCTCCGCATCCGTATCCAACAGATCAACTAGTTGTCTGATATCGATTTCCCTCGGGTAATCATCCTTGTTTGGATAGCCCACGGACCAGGCCAGACCGATCTTTTTCTTCCTCGAACTCAACCTCAGCTCCCACCTGTGGGCGAGGTCCTCGTTGGGCTCTAGATATTTCTCTCCGCTCACCATATCCGGAGTGAAAATGCCTCGCATGTATGGCAGGTGGAATATCGGACAGAAGAAATCAGCGTCGACCAAATTCGGTGTTGTTAGACCAACCTGTCTGGCCAGGGCCATGAGCTCCGGCGGCATCACCATCACCGAGTTGCCCAGACCCCCGACGTACCGCAGGCACATGATCGTATCGCCGAACCCGTGGGAGTGAAGCAACAGCAATCTGCGACCCTCGAGCTCCTCGCCCATCCATGGTTTCAATCCAGCGGCGAGCGCGGCCTTGACCTGCGGCCTCATGAACAGATTGTGTTGCTCGGCCCTCCAATACTCGGTAAAGCCTTCCTTCCAGAGCCCAGCGGCCAACAGGAGGAAACTGCGACCGAAGCGGGCGGTCAGCGTGGGAGCCACCCGCAGGGTCAGATCGCTTTCTTCTAGCGCCTCCGAAATTCTATTTGTTTTGTAGAGGTCCATCACCCTGTTGAAGTGGAGCAGATACTCGTCTATATCTATTCCATCGTGATTGCTCACGCTCCTTTTGCCGATCGCTATCCCGCCCCTCGCCACCGTGATCGAGCTCGGCACACCGGTAAAGTGCCCGTTGGTCTTGACCTCGAGCACCTCTCCATTTTCTGTCAAACCCCTCCAACCGTAGGGGGTCTGCTCGTGAGCGATCACCGGATCGAGCTCCGGGAGGTCATCCACATAGGGACTGACGTGCGGCTCATTCATTGGCTTACTTCCAAATCGGAGTGGTCCAGGCAACTCCCCTCGCGTCCCTCAGGACCCAGGACACCGGCCAGCGAACCTTGATCGCGATCGCATCCGTCTGCCACACGCTGCGCTCCGGCCCCATGGTGCCGGCTGCTCCGGGCGCGGTATCCATGACCAGCGTGGCCGCATTTCCGGTCTCGATGTCCGGATCGGGACTGATGGCCGCGGCCACCGCCTGCGCGGCCACGGCGATTATATCGTTTCCAACTGCGGCCGAAGGAACGACCACGAGCTCTGGGTCGTTCGTCACGAACCGTTGCTTCATGGTGCCATATCTTCCAACGTTGCCGATTAGGTAGTACGGACCACGTCCTCCCACGGCGCCAACCACATTGAGCAATGCGGCCACGTCCTCAAATGCCGAGCCGAACGGATCGGTGTTGGCCGACGGAGCGGTCGTGGATATCCCGTTCCTGATCCCAGCTGGCCTGCCCGCACTGGACGCGACGTTATCGAAGAACGCCGCGTCGATCGCGAGCGCGGCAGACTTGACCAATGCGTCAGAGATCAATGCCTCGGCGTTCGAACTCTCCATCATCTCCCGCGACAGGACGCTGATCGATGCGACCTTGTAGGGATTGAGTTGAGTAGAAGCGGAGGAGAATTGCCTGACCGGAATGGGCGAGCCCTCTGCGACGAAGCCACCGTTGCCAGCGCTGGCAGCGAGCGCGGGAACGGTAATGGCTCCGTAGCCATCCCAGCCCACCACCAGACCTGCCTGCATCACCTCGACGGCACTGGTGGCCGCGGCCAGGGCCTCCGCTGCATCGGCCACGACCTTCTGGGCGAGCTCTGCCGCCCAACCGGCCACCGTGGTCATAGCTGGGGCGGATGTGGCCCGCAGCAAGATCGCGGCCTGGAGCGACTTGTCGTTGGGCCACATCGCCTCGGCCACGTCCTGCATCTTGCAACGCTTCAGCGTGGCGAGCGTCTTGGCGGTCAGCAGTCGCGTGAACAGATTTCCGCTCGGCAAATCCAACAGCGGCTCTTTCTTGATGAACGGTTTGACCGGAGCTAAGGAGTTCATGTTTCCCTCTCACATCACGTTGTGTCTCGGAACCTTGCCAACAAGATTGACCACCTGGGTCTCTCTCTTGACTGCCACAGCTGTTGCTACGAATGGATCGGCCATCACGCTGAGCTTGCCAGTATAAGGCGTTGAAGTAATTCCGCCGGTTATGATCCTGAGCGCGTGGGCATAGTTGGCAGTCAGCAATCTCGTGGACACATTCGATCCAATCTTCACGGATAGCTTCCCGCCAACTGCATTGGTGATGGTAATGGTCGTTTCATTTGCCGCAATAACTCTGTGTCCGGATTGATCTAGGATCGTCCACAGCGTCTGCGGTGATCCGCTCAGATCAAGTGGGAGCCCATCCGCGTCCACTAGTGTGAAGCGAAGCTCCCAATCGTCGCCGGCTATCAGGTCTGTCATGGCATGTGCCCAGTGTTATCGATCGGCCCGCCCACGTCACCTTCCAGAGACGGAGGAGAAGAGACCCGACCGGTGAGGTCAGGTCTCTTCACCTGTCCGAGGCGTGGAGAGAGCGCCGCGAGTTGTCCAATAAATTCTGGTCTCTTGACCTGACCGACGAAGTCTCCCCCGAACATTCGCCCGCTGGTATCTCTTCGTCCTACGGCAGAGGCCGCACCCAATCCAAGCGCGATACCGTTTGCGCTGACCAGCGCCTTGCCTATGCTCGAGACCGTAGCCTGACCGACCGCGAGACCCTGCGAGCTTCTAAGCCCGGTGCCGACCGCGAGGCAAGTAGAGGTCCCGTGGGCAGAGCCTACGGCAAACTTGATCCCGGTACCGAGCGCAGTGCCGATGCCCGATCCCTGCGCGAGACCCTGGGCCGCTGCCTTAGTAGCTCCGACCGCAGAGGCGGCACCGAGCCCGGAGGCAACACCCTGGCTTTGACCAGTAACGGCAGAGGTGGCGGCCGCGGCGCCGGTGCCGGACGCGAGACCCTGCGAGCTATTAATTCCGGTGCCAACTGCGGACGCGGTGCTCGTGCCCGCTGCCGCGCCCTGGGCTATTGCTAATCCAGTACCAAGGGCAGAAGCAGAACCTATACCGGAGGCTGAGCCCTTGCTCGCCCCAACGGTGGCAGAGGCAGCGCCTATGCCGGCAGCGAGACCAGTAGCAGAGTTAATCCCAGTCCCAACTGCGCTTGCGCTGCTCGTTCCAGCAGAGGCGCCGACGGAAGAATTAATCCCAGTTGCTACGGCGGAGGCACTGCCCGCGCCCGCTGCCGTTCCCTGTCCTGCCGCCTTGCCCGTTGCCGCGCCAAGCCCTGCGGCCAAGCCCTGCGAGGCCATGGCGCCAACGGCCGCGCCCACTCCTGCAGCGAGGCCCTGGGCCGCGGCCTTAGATGCGCCAACGGCAGACGCGGCCCCGATGCCGGATGCCGCTCCAACGAAGGTCCCGCCGGCAATTCCAGTAACCGTGCTTATGCCTGCGGCAGAACCCTGGGCGCTAGCGAGAGAAGCACCCACGCCGGATACGGTAGAACTACCGGCGCTTAGACCCGCGGCAGAGAGGATGCCGGCGCCACTCGCCGCGCCCAGCCCCGAGGCAGAACCAACAGAAACCGCATTACTCGAACCAACGGCGCTCGCCGCGCCCGTGCCCGAGGCCGCTCCTTGCGAGAGTGCGGCAGACCTTCCAACGGCGGCCGCTGCGCCAATGCCGGCCGTCTGGCCCTGCCCAAATAGTATGCCGGTACCAACGGCAGTAGCCGCGCCAATACCAGAGGCCGCACCGGCGGAGCTAGCCGTGCTCCTCCCGACTGCTACGCCAGCTCCTACACCACTGGCCGTACCAGCGGCAGGATTAATCCCAGTCCCCACGGCGCTCGCCGCGCCGGTGCCGGATGCCAGTCCTGGCGAGTTGGCCGTGCTCGCTCCGATAGCGCTCGCCGCACCTAATCCAGCGGCCGCACCCTGGGCGGAAGTAATCGCGCTGCCAACTGCGCTCGCGGCGCCAATCCCAGCCGCCGCGCCCTGCGCGACGTTCAGCGCTATACCGACAGCGGCCGCGCTACCTAGTCCTGCGGCCGCGCCCTGCCCGGTAAAGCGGCTCGCGCCGGTTGCGGTCGCCGCGCCTAGTCCTGCCGCAGAGCCCTGCGACCTATCGAGAGCAGCGCCGACCGCCGTTGCAGCGCCGACGCCGGACGCGGCACCGGTGCTGATGGTGAGAGCGATACCAACCGCAGCGACTGCGCTCGTAGACCAATTGCCGAAACCGGCCGGCGCCGTCGCGGCATAGGCCGTTGCGCCGAAATTGAAAGTGAATTGATCCGGCGTCCAAGGCAGACCAATCGCGGGCCATACTTTGCCGGTCAGCGCCGTGAACAATGCAGCGCCGGTCCCGGTGGCGGGATTGGCCGTGCCGCTTGAGTTCCAGCCTGACGCGGCCGTTATGTCTATGACCCACGCCCCGTGGCCATCGACGTCGATAGCCATGCCATAGACGTGGCCGGTGACGTGCGTTACGCCAACATCAACGCCGGAATTGTCAGTACCAAACCATTGTCCGACTTGATTGTTGCCGATGCTCTTGGTGGCATCTTGGCCTAGCTGCGCAGAGCGCACCTCAGAAGCGTTCGCCAATCCAACGAGATTATTGCTGCTGCTGTTTGCCGTGTACTCAAAATAATATTTACCGGTTGCCTTGCCTATGTTCGCGAGCGAATTGCCATTATCGCCTCCAGAGGAGGCCGTGAGATTACCATTGGAGAGCGTAACCAAAGAACCTAATTGCGCCGGATCAAGCGTTGCAGTGACGGCAAACGAACCGCCAGCCGCCGCGCCTTGCGCGGTGATGATGCCGGTGCCGACTGCTGTTGCCGCACCGACGCCGGACGCGGCACCGACGCTCGCGCCAGCTACACTGACCGCAGTCGCTGCGCCTAGTCCTGCGGCCGCGCCGACCGCCGCATTGATGCCGGTGCCGACCGCGTTGACCGTGGCCGTGCTCGTTGAAGAACCAACACCAGAAGTAACGCCGCCGCCGCCAAACAGGATCGGAAGCCTGTTATAGCCGAACTGTTGCGGTGCAGACCAGCCGGCATACCTATAATGGCGAAAGACCGGCCCGCGAAACGTCATCGCTCAAACTCCCCTAGTCCTCCATCAGTAGGGCTCATACATGATGTGCGAGCTCGCTGCGCCGGACGTCGAGCCGGTGTAGGCCGATAAGATGCAGCCACCGAGCGGTTGCGTGTTGCCGACCATGGACCATTTCTGGTCAGGCCCGGCATTCCATCGCATCACGCCTCCGAACAAATTGACGTTCAGCGCGAGCCGCGCGTCGGTGATGTTGGCCGAGCGTTGTGGTTGGGTCGTCGCCGACACGCATACCACTGGAGGATTAACCAGCGCCACCGTTGCCGGGTGCATCGGACCATCGGTGTTTGGCGCGGTGAGCGCGGCCGGCGTGACCGGGAGCGTGGAGCACCGCGCCCATTGCATGAATGAGACGGCAGCCGCGGCGGCGAGACCCACGATGTTGATCTCGGTGATCTCAATGATCTGCGTGCTGAGCGCACCTCCTACGTACATGAACTGCGAGGCCACTGCCGCCGTCGTGTCGGCGAGCGCCGCGAAGGTCAAGTTGTGAGTCGAGAATAAGCGCTTAGCCATGCACCGACTCCTTCCGCTTCAGGATCGGATCAATAGAACTGCCTCCGGTGATCACGAATTTTCCGGAGTTCACCATGTCGGCGACTTCCATGAAGGTCCGATGCACATAGCCGCTCTTGTGCATCAACGCATAGCAGAGATCGCAGACGTAGCGATCGCAGACGAAGCAAAAGCCGCGCTCGCGCGTTCGCTTGGGATTGATCACCTGGACGCCGTGACAGTGGCGACACCCCAGCGTCGGGACCTCGTAGACCCTGCCCTCGCCTAGATCGGGATTATCGCATTTGATCCCGGGCGAGTTTCGGTGATCGACGACCAGATAACCTTCGTGCGTGCGCTGCGAGAATGCCATTTCAAAACCATGCTTGAGGCATCAATACGTCGGGAGCCGCGGCAGCAGTGAGTTGATTGAGAGCCGTTGCCACAAAGCCCTGATCGTGCGCTGTGCTCTGGGTCTGCGTTAGTGCAACGGAAGCGCCGGAGGCGATCCCGTAGTTTCCATTGTAGCCGTTGACGGATGCAGACGTAGTACCCTGCGTGCTCGGCCACGCGGTTTGATTGAACGTCGCGCCGCCGGCATTGCTGGAGAACATCGCGAGCGCCGCATCGCCAGCATTTGTCACGACGGTCGCCGTCAGAACCGTGCCCGTTCCAGTGCTGTTGACTTGGGAATTTTTAAAAGTCGTGGCGCCGCCGGTCTGATCTACTCCGTTGAACGATATATACGCGATGATGCTACTGGTGCTCGTATTGAGACCGGCCACCGAGAGCGTCTTGAGACCGGCCGTGGGATTGACCAATCCGAACAAGAATATTCTGACCGGCGACGACTCCCGATTATCCACGTCGGTCGCGATCAACGTCATTGCTTGGTTGGCGCCAGTGCTGTCCCAATTGCAGGTTGGAGCAGTTGGCGCGACACCCTCGCAGGCCAGAGCGACGAGCAGCGCTCTATTTATTCCGGCCCCAACGGTGAAAGTATTGTTGGTAAAGCTGGCGACGCTCTGGGCCGCAGTAAAATTCGACTTGGCATCGATGACGACGCCCGCGGGCAAGATCGCAATGACGCCGACGAACCACCTGGTTGCAGTCGTAGCGCTTTGCGTGAACGTGCCGGCGATGGCGGCCCGTGCTGCCTGAGTTTGGTCCTCGGTATAGATCGGCGCAACAACTGCGGTTTGGCTTTGACGAATCGTAAAGCCGGTGCCGGCAACCGCAGTGAGAGCGGTCGTTTCGTTGATCGCGGTGCCGTAGATCAAGCAACCATTCGTCACTGGCGTGACAGTGCCTGACGTGATCGCGTTCGCTGTCGTTGCCGCAACCGAAAGATTGACAAGCTTGTGCGCTGCGCCGTCTACCGGATTGCTGAGCGGAGCTACGCCGGAATATTCGTCAAGCCAAATAGCAATTTCATCCGAGCCGGTCCCGGTGAAGGTGACTGTCGTTGGCCCGTTCAGAATATTGCCGAGAACGAACGT